AGGGACATGATGACCTCTTAGCGCCGTTGGCGCTGTTGTTGGTTGATGCGCTCGGCACTCTCACGCGCAATCTTGCGCGCCTGTTCCGAGGTGAGAGAGGGGGAGGATTGTTTGATCTTTTCCGCGACCTTGTCGACGGTGTTGGTCTTGATCTCAGACACGGGCGCCACCCTTCGCAGAGACAGCGCGGACCATTTGCGTGATGGTGTTGGCGACGTCAGCCGACTGATTCTTTTCCATCTGTGCCTCTGCCTGCCGACGAGACTCAACAGACTTGGCAATGAAGACAGCCCGCGATTCGTTCCACTTTTTGAGCATGTGCTCGGGGTGTTCTCGCTTGATGACGTCCTCTTCAAACGACGCAAACTCATCTCCACCCGGCATGACCTCGCCAGGCGCAAACTTCCAATCTCCGACGGACTCAATCAGAAAGACCGGCATCTGTTTTCCGTCGACGTCGATGCGCTTTGACAGCACACGCGCCAACGCTTGACGTTGCGACGTTGCCTCGCCTTCGCGAGTGACGCCACCGTCGGGAAACTCGACGGTGTGCGGGTCTTTGATTGAGCGTAGTTTGATGGTTCGTTTCACGTCGGCGCCTCATGGGAGGGAAAGGAAAAGCACGGGCCCACTCGGGCCCGTGCTAGCGGTCAGACTCAGGTCTTCTCGTAAATGATCTTCACGCCATGCTCATCGGTGTGCTCGGCAAGGGCGTAGCACCAACGACCAACGGCCAGCAGGCTGTCGTCGGCGAGGTCGTACTGGAATCCAAGCGAAGGCTCGTAGCGCTCGGTCATCTCGGCAAAGCCGCGCACGCTACCTGGAGCGCCAGTCTCGCCACGGCCAGCGACGATGAGAGCGGCGACACGGTCGACGCCAGCGTTGGCAGTGGCCATCGCGTTCTTGTTCGCCGCGTAGATCGGGATGCCGCAGAAGCCACCACGGAAACCGTTGCGGCTCACGTCAGGGCGCTGATTGAAGAAGGACAGGTCGGCAGCGCCGTTGCCGGTGAAGACCGACGACAAAGCAGCGCCGGAGCCCGACGACGCGAGGGTGCGCAAGTCGCCGACTCCGATCTCTTCAAGCACAAAGACGAGGTCTTCGCTGGAGGGATTGTTGTCCAACAGCTTGACTATGGCGTCCAACAGGGTCGCAAACGACAGCGACGTGTTGGTCGTACCAGCCGACTCCGACAGGCCGGAGAACAACGCGAGAGCGTCGGTCTCAGCGCGCAAGTAGTGCGACTCAAGGATCTCGGTCATGGCGTCACGGACCAAAGGCAGAGCGCCAGCGCCGTTGCCTTGGATGGCGTCGATGACCTGTGAACGAGCAACGCCGGGAAGCGCCAGTTCAATGGCGTCGGCAGTCAACTGAATGCCCTGAACCTTCGTTGACGGCGTGATCGAAATGTTGGCGACGACGCCAAGGGTTGCGGGGTTGCTGAACGCGGTGGCTTCCGTGTCGTCGACGGCAGCGGCAATCGCGGACTTCTTCCGGATCTTGCGGACCTTGCTGCTACGGCCAGAGATGTCGGCCATGTTCAGGAACGGCAACAGAACAAATTTGCCGCGCAATGGGTCAAGCGCGATCTGCGACATGACCTCAGTAAGGAGCCAGTTGGCGACGGTAGTGGACGTGGAGACTGCCATTGATTCGATCCTTGTGCGGCGCTCAGCCGCGTTGGGTTATTGCGCCTTCGCTCGGGCAAATCGCCCAATGCCAAGGGAAGCGCTCGACGACGAGCGACCGGACATCTTAGATGCGAGCCACGACGACCAGCCCTGTGGATCGCGTGCCTTCGCCTCAGCGGCTTTCTTGCCAGTCACATCAGCCAGCGCCTCATCAAAGTCGACGACGCTGACAGCGGGTGGCGCACCCATCGAAGGAGGTTGCCCAACGGTCTTGAGCGGCGCCGTCGACGTCGAGCGAAACGCCGCAAGGATCTCGCGCTTGGCGTCGATGTCGCCTTGCTTGCTGTAGATGGCACGCACCGCCTCGGGCAACGCCGCAGCCTCAGCGTCGAGCCGCTTGGACTCGGCTTCTTCATGGGCACGCCAACGATTGGCGAGGGGCTTGTAGGCTTCGATCTCCGTCAACCGAAGAGCCATCTCAGCCTTGAGCGCCGCAAGTTCTCTTGCTTCAGGCGAAGGCCCAACGACGACAGGCGCAACAGCAACAGGCTCGGGAGAGGGTGCGGCGTCCATGGTTGGCGCGCCGTCAAGGGCGGATGAGGTGGTCATGTCAAGGACTTTATCATTATGTAAGCGCTTATGCAAGCAACGCTAGAACGGCGTTCTAGTGCGACGTCCGTTGAGTCTGAGACAGGGTGACGGAGAGGATTCGCATGCCGTTTGGTGCCGCTGTAGTGAGTCGGATTTCTGCGATTGGTGTCTGCACGACGGCAGGCGACAAGGGGACGACGACAGCAGACGTCAAGATGTTGATTCCCGCCGCTGCTACCGATCGCGTGACGACGGTCGGTCCGTCATCGGTGCGCACCGTTACCTCAATCGTCGACGTACCAGCGCCAGTGCGTTCCATTACCACCTGCAACAGACCACGCGAGTAGGGCGCCAGTGGGCTGTCTGCAAAAGGACGCACATACAGACGCAACGGGACTAAATAGCGTTGGTCGATCGTCGTCAACTCGACGAGAAACTTGGGATCGCCTGCAATGTTTGCTGTTGCCGGGAGATACTCACACGACAGCAACGCGTGCCTATGCGCATCGCCCCATGGTGGCCCACTACGATCGACGCCTAGCCGCCCTTGCGGGTTGACCGCAGTGAGACCCGCATCAACGGGAGAGTCACCACTGGCGAGCTCGTAGAGCGCCAGGGCACGGCCCGCGATTGATTGCGCCAGCTTGCGCGAGTTGGCCGGGGCCAGCGTTCGGCATTCGGCATCGGTCAAAGGCTCAGAAGAGATAATACGTTGCATGTGACCTCATGGATCAAAAGCGGCAGACCAGCCCACTAGGTAAATCTCGTCGGAGAATGGACCGGGCGCATTGTGGCTTGCTTGCAGACTCAGTGTTTGCGCTTGTCCTGACGTGTAGTTGCCGTCCACGATGTCGACGTAGCCGAATTCAGTTGTGGGAATCATGGTGACGGCGACAACCGATGATGAGCCAGCAGCCGTCGACGTGTTGAAGCGCCAATTGGTTGCAACCCCTGCCTTTTGCCAAACGATAACGCGACACTTGAGCGGATTGGTTGCAAATAGAAAATCAGGAAACTGCAACCGCACTTGGCTAATCGTCGTCGTCGCAAACTCAGCCGTCGGATAGCGAGCAAAGCCAGCGACGCCAGGCGCTACCTTGTCGGTGCCGTCGGCGTTGACGCATGACGTGCTCCACGATCCCATCGGCATAGCCAACGACGGAGCGGGCGCCGTGTTGTTGTCGACCGTCGTCGGCATCGTCCTGGCGTTGTGGCCTGGTACTGGTGCGCCCGTGACGTACTCCCACAGCGCGTTCATGCCGCGATTGAGTCTCGTCAAGACGTAGCCATCCATCGGGCCGTCAACTTCCACTTGCACGTCGTCGAACGTCAGCAGCGACGACGAAAGCGTTGACGGGACAGGGTAGATGTTGACTTGTGCCGTGCCTGACGTCGACAACGGAGAGAAGCCATTGTTGGGATCGCGGAAGGCGCGACCCTTGCGGTAGACGCGGACGCCTCGGATTCTCTCTGGATTGCTTGCCGTGATCGGAAGCGTGGCTCTTATCAGTAGCACTTGCCAGCCGGGGGCCAGTGGCAGAATCACGTTGTGCGTTTCTTCCACCCCCTCGTTGTCTAACTCGCCAGCCTGCAACAGAGCCCACGCAAACGAGCGGACCTCGACAGAGTACGAACGAACCGTTCCGTTCCTGACAATGTCGGCTTGCACTGCATAGTCATCGGATGCCGAACTACTTGGCGGAACGTAAATTGGCGCAGCCCAGACGTAGTATTCCTTGAGCAACGTCGACGTCAGATCGATATCACACGCCGTCGAGACAGGCGGCAGCATCATCGGACAACCACGCACGCCGCCAGTGTGGTTAATTGTGTCTACCTCAGCGTTGAGCCCGGTCATCTTGTCCGATGCAAGCGCCGCGTCTCCGACGGCGTTTCTCAGCCATCGGTGAAAGATGCTCGCATCGCGTGCGACGTCACGGGGTGGACTGCCAAGCGGTGTGAGGTTCTTGATGCGAGCCATATCAGCGCCACCGTGGATTGAAGGTCTGGCCAGTGCCAACCACCGTGCCGGGTGCATCGGCAAGCGGTGCCATTTCGGAGAGAGCGTAGCCACTCACGGTTGAAGTGTTTGGCGACAGCGTGTGATCGACGACGACGTAGTCGATGCCTGCCTGAATCACGAACGTAGGAGCCGACGCCAGCGTGATCGTCGTCGTCGTCAGGTTGGCTATCTCGATCTTCTCGTAGAGCCCAGCAGACACGTCGTAGACACGCACATACAGGCCGATGCCGAAGTCATCGCCAGGCAACGCCGTGCGGACCTCGGGGCCAGTCGTCGACAGCGTCAAGACCGCGCCAACAGCTGACGCGATGACAGCAGCGGGGCACACATGCACCAACGGTTCAAGCAACTGAAGCGTGAGACCGACGACGCCACGGTCGTAGTCGGGACGACGAGAGATGACGCGGGCATACATGCCAGAGATGGTGCCGCCGGCCATGTTTGGCGCGTTGAATCCATCAGGCAGGCCGGACCCGATTTGTGTCACGTCGCCAAGGCGCAACGACAGCAGGTCAAGCGTCACTGTGATCGATACTTCGATCCTCGCCAGCGGGCCTTCACCGCCGACAATGTCATACGCAAGATTCTGAATGTCGCCAATCGGTGCCGACGACGGGTGCGCCCATGGGTCGTCGCGTACCAAACGCGCAGCATCCTGAGAGCCGACCGACGGTAGCGCAATCTCTCGTCGACGTGGTGACCTTGGGTATCGCTTGAGGTTGTCGACGTCGATGAGGTTGACGGTTGCACGGGTCTCCTTTGCTACCGGGCTGTAGTCGCACTCGATCGTTGCCAGTGGCGTGATGACCGATTCGTTGGCGACGACATCGATCCCGCTATCGGGAACCAGATTCGCTTTGCCAATGATGACCGACGTCGTCGACCGGGGGTTGCTGATTGAGATGGCCTTTAGTTGTCCGTCAGACGTGACGACGACGGCACTACTTGAAAGCATGCACCATTCTTGGATCAAGTCGCCGACGGGCTTTTCGTCGTCAATGACGATGGTGTGTGGCGCCGTGGTGCGCGCAATGAATGACGCCGTGTCAACGTCGGCAGCGTCAAGGCCAGCACCCAAGCGCCAGCCAAAGTCAAACGTGTTGGCAGGCGCAACGCCAGCTAAGACGTCGAGACCCACGCCAGATCCGTACTTTGACAGCAGAGCCCAGACGAGAGGATATGCGCTTGCACCACTGGAGACACCGATCTGTCGCACTGACTCAGCGCGTATCGGTGACGGCAAGCCAAACCGTTGTTGGTACCTCTCACGCGAAATGGTGATTGAGGTCGCGCCAACAGAAAGGAGCTCCCTAACTTGCCCCGTCGACAGCACAACGTAGGCAGGCGTGGTGCCGACCGCGAACGCTGTAGCGTCGTCGACAGGCAGCGTTATTGACGACGCCGCAACGGTTGGCGTTTCCGTGATGTTGGCTTCTCTCAAGCCAACACCGACAGCGCGCTCCATATATTCTTGCATGACACCAGCGCAACGAATTGACCACGCGTATGCGCCTTGATAGCGCGGTGGTTCGTCGATAATCAGCGTCGACAGAATCTGTTGAGACAGCGCGACACCCTGGTCAACCGTCCATGCGTAGAGCCATGCACGACGCCCCTCCCATGATGGGACGTAGCGGTAGACCGGGTCGCCGTCGGATGCAGTGCCAAACAGCGCAACAGCCGTGGTGCCAAGGTAGCCGCGAGTGCAGCCAGTCAACGTCGTCGCAGATGCGACCACGCCAACCAGAATGGACTCAGCGCCGATATAGATGGTATCGCCAGCGACCATGCCAGCCGTCGACGTCATCACAATCGTAGTGGCGCCAGCGGCAAAGCCAGCCGTTATAAATGCAGACCGTCGACGATTGACCGACAGGATTTGATCTAGCGAGCCGTCGTCGTTGCCGATCAAATCAAAGTCAACAGTAGCCGACACCTCTCGACGAATCTCAAGGTCTAGTTTGCTTTCGCCTTCCTTGACGGTCTTGACCGCAACGACTTGCGCCCTGTTGGTGAGGATCGCGAACGTCGACGGTATGGGCCGCTCGACAAACACATATGGCGCGCCATCGACGACGAGACCGAGGATCAGATCGATGTGCTTGCCGCGTTGTGCAAGGTCGTCATACAGCGTCATCAGACCACCTCAGCGTGCATGATGAGGTCAAGAGAGTAGAGAGGCACGCCAGCGCCGATGGCTTGCGGCTCGTAGGTCGTCAGTGCGTCTTCACTGAAATGCACCACGTCAACGAGCGTCGACGATGTGCGAGCCGCAAGCACGGTGCCCGACGAGATCGAGACGTCGTGCATTTCAAGAGAAGCGCCAGCGCCGAATCGTTCGATAAAGCCTTCGAGGGTGTCCGACGCAAACGCCAGTGCATCGACGACAAACGTGCGCGACAGGTGAACGAACCCAAGCGACACACGCCAGGACTGCATACGGTCGCTCCTAGACACGCCAGAGACGCGCCCGCTCGCCGCACGGGTGACACTGGCGACCCGCTCGCTAAACGGTTCCAGAATCGCGTATGCGTCGTTTGAGGCCCATGCCGCAGCACATGACCGCGTGGAGACCTTGGGCGTTGCGTCGTTGGCAGTGCTGGCGACAAAACCGATCAGCACCATCGGGAAAGTCTGATTCCCGTCGATAAGAATCTGGAACGTGTCTGCGCCGGCCGACCGCGTGATTGTCACCAGCGTATGGCCCGCTGTTACGTTGATGCTCTGATCAACCGTTACCGTGTACGTGTTGGCAGTGCCGTAGGCAGCAGACAACGCCGTCGCCAACACAGCGCAGAAATCAGACGCGGTGCCGTCGCCTCGGAGGTAGTAGGCGGGCGTCCCTGTCGTGCTCAGTGGCAGGTCCACGTTGACGGCAGCGCTTGCCGCTTCCTTGAATCTGATGCGTCGATTGGCGGCAGTGATGACGATGGCGCCAAGGAAGACAGGGTACGTCATCGTCCACCACGTCGACGGCCAGTGTTGACCGCCTTTGAGATTTCTCGCGCTGTGTCCTCGGGAAGAGGACCGCCGACACCGTATGCCACGTTGACAGTGAGCGGGCCACCACCCGATCCGCTACCACCACGGCCAGGGCTTGCGCCCTTGTCGCGAGATGCGGACTTGTCTGGAACGGTTGACACCGATTGATTGACGCCAGCGGCAACACCGCCAAGCGCTAGGCCGCTACCGATGAGACCGACAGCGGCAGCACCTTGAAGCGCCGCCAATGGTTGCAGGCCTGGAGTCAGTGCAGATTGAATAGCCTGCCCACCAAGTTGGGTACCCGTCGAGATAAGCGCCTGTCCAGCTTGCGCCATAATGGACACGGCAAACATCTCTTCTGCATGCTTGTCGCCTTCGATCTTCGCTTTGATGTAGTCCTGTGATGCGCTTATGGCGATGCCAAAGCCTTGCTGTGCGAGTGACCCAAACGTGCCATAAAACTCGTCATAGGCTTTGGTCTCCTTGTCGCGAAACTCATCTCTGATATCGCCAAGCGTTTGATTGAAGTCTCGTTCCATCTTGAGCAATTCAACTTGTTTGCTGCTGACTGTCAGGATGTCGCTGTCATCGGCAGCACCCATACGCATGACATCGCCAAGCCCGCCGCCCTGAACGGCTCGTAGATCTCTCATGCTACGGGATACTTCGTCGATTGTTGTGCCTCCGCTCATGGCATCATTGGCAGCGGTAGCGTCAGATTTCAACGCGGCGCCCATGGCGTCACTAATTTTTAGTCGACGTTCAAGCGTCCGTGTTCCGGCTTCAATGGCCTCGGTTTTTTTCTTCTCAGCATCCGCAAGAAATTGCGCACGGAAAGAAATTGAGTCCTGGGCGTCCTTGTTTGACTTGAGCCTTTTTGTCTCTTCGTCGATCAACTCAATCGTTCTTTCGCGATTGCGAATGGCGACGGCATTTACCTTGCGCTCTTCCTCCGTTGATGACACGGCCATGCTTTTCTTGATGGCTGCTATCTCGGTCTCAGCTTCAGCCTTGCGGGCTTTGACGTCTTGAGCCCGCAGCACCTCAGCAGGTAGACCCGCACGGATGACAGCATCAAGGGAACTACGCTGTGCGTTGAGTGCAACGCTTGCCCGATCCATGTTTGCGTAAAACTTGTTGAATGCTGCATCTGTTTCATCGAGAGAATTCGTTGCCGCTTTTGTGATGGCGTCAATCAACGCAATACCACCGACGAGAGCAAGCGCGAAAGGACCGCCAGCGCCATAGGCAGCAGCCATCTGGCCAGCACCGGCTACAGCCTTGCCGACTTGCCCTCCCATACCCTCCATCGACGACGACACCAATGAGACAGCAGCGGCTTGCTTGCTCAATCCCTCGGCACTCTTACCGATGCGTTGACGCAACGTTTCGGTGGACGTCGCCGTCGTCGTCGCCACCTTGCCCTGTTCCTTGAGCGCCGCCGTTGCTTTGTTGGTTTCCGTCGCCAGTTTCTGCTCATTGCCGACAAGCGACACCGCCGCCTTGTCGACCTTGGCCAACTCCGTGTTGGCCTGCGTCGCATCGGCAGTGATTGTGTATTTGACCTGTTGATCACTCATCGGTGCCTCTTTTCAATCTCAGCCGTGCGCGCGGCACGACCGGCGGCAATAATCTCAAAGGCGTCGATAGTGTGTGGCGACAGCGACGACAGCGCGGCCACGCCGGGGTTGCCCTCGCATGAGCGCCACAGCGACAAGGTGCCGACCACGTCGCTGTTGTTCAACAGGTGACGTCGTGGGCAAGTGTCGCTCGCATATTCTGTCCCGACAAACGACGTCATGCGCCCGCCTCCGTGACATCCGAGTAGGTCGCGCCGTGGAGCGGGACACCGACGACAATCGAACTCCGTCAGGTCAACGGCTGTAGCCGCCCACAGCGCAACGCTTTTCCCGGTGGCAACTCCAGGAAATAGCGCACAGCGTCGTGGAATGGAACCAGAAGACCGGCAAGTCGCAGACCCGGCAACGACTCAGCCAACGTCGAGCGCATGCCTTGCAGGCCCGTCACGCTCGCTACACACACGGTAATCATCTCTTCGTAGAGCAGACACAGCCGTTCATCGGCGTCGCGCTTGCCTTCGTCGTCGGTCGCATCCCGCCAAGCACGCCAGGCCGATGCACGCCGCGCTATCCACCCGCGCCGTTGCGCGTCAGAGCACATGCGGAGCGTGACCGACACGCCGTCGAGGTCTTCGTTGTCCATGTACTCGCCGGGGTCGGCCAGCGTGTAGCCAGACACAAGGCCCGCAATGACGCGGGCCGATGCACCAACGCCCGACGTGTCACGCGCTACGATGGCCGTAGACAGCGTTGTGTCGGCAGATGCGACCGCTCGCCAGTCCGTCGAGTCATCGAGCGGCACGTTCGATTTTACGCGTGCTGCAATCTCGGCAACGACAGCCGCACGGGATGCGTCGTGCGCCTCCCGCAAGATGGCTTGCAACGACACCGGCTCACCAACGTCGCCGGGGTACAGAAGAAGCGCCGCCATCAGCCCACCGCCAACACGGCAGGGAGTGCGCCGGTTCCAACAGCGGTGAACTTCATGCGCGACAATCCGTTGACGACAGCCGTCGACGCGACGAAATCAGCCGTTGGCAGCAAGGCATACATGATGGCGCCAACGTCAGACCCGACAAGCAAGGCAACTTCACGCACCGTCGAGACGGCGCCGGCATTCACGTCAGACCCAAGGAGCGGGACCATCGCGGCGTCCGTGAGCTCGCCAGTCAAGGCTGGCGACGTTGCGCCAATGAGCACTTCGCCTTCGATGGTGAAGGACTTGCCATCGCCAGCACCACACACGCCACCCAAGCGACCGTTGCCGCCGATGGTGTCGACGTCTCGGATCTGCGTTGCGTTGTTGTAGTTGATCGACAGATTGCTGGCGAAGTACTCGACGTTGTCGATGAGCAGGCGCACGCGGTCGGCGACGATGGGTGAGCCCGCCGTCGGCTCGGCATGGGCCGGGTCGGCCTCGGCAACGTCAGCCCATGACGTCGGGGAGAAGACCGACGTCATGCCGACAAGCTGGCCACTGGCGAGTGACAGCGCCATGCTCATTGGGGCGCAACCGGAATAGTCACGACGCCATGACTCGCCCTCGCCAGTCAGAAAGGCGTGGACGTGGTGCGTCACGCTATCGGCCACCGTGTAGACAGCCATGCGGAAGACGGTTGCCGCCGTCGTCGGGGTGCCTGTGTAGGGATGCTGCAACGTGACCGTCGTCGTCGCCGCGCCGCCGCCAGATTCAACGCGACCCATCTGGAGCCCGGTTGTCGACGCGAACGCAATCACGGCGCCGTTCTGCACGTTTGCCGCCGCCGTGAATGCGACGATTCCCGACGCCGGAGTATGACCCGACGCCGCGATGGTGGGAGCAACGCCCGTGGTTGCCGGGGCAACAGCACCGAACATCGACTGCAACAGCAGCCCCTGCTCCATCTTCGCTTCCCATGCCGCCACAGCCGCGCCCGTGTTGCTGTCGACGCCGCGAAACTCAGTCGCCAGCGTGATGTCAGCAACGTCTTGAGCGCCACGTGCATGGCTGTAGCGACGTCCGCCCTGTGACCGCAGATTGCGCGCAAGGGCCACGCGATTGCGAGGGTAGAGCCCAGCGACGTCATCGGTGCAGCGCAGAGGAAACAACGTGCCGGGGGTGCCCGTGAACGTCGACGAATCGGAATGCAGAGCGTGGCGGACTGTCAGCAGGCGGGATACGTCGGTCATTGGCGATACCTCACAGAGAGAGAGATGCGGAGGCGTCGAGCGCCAGTGATTTGCTCGACGACGAACGGGGCCAGGGTGTTGTCCAAGGTAGCGATGCGCTCAATCGTCGACGTCGGTCGACCCCAGTTGGCGCCATCAAGTAACGCATAGATGATGCGCGTCGCATCATCGACGACAGCGAGGTCAATCTCTGACGTGTAGGCGACGTCATCGGGGTACTCAACGACGAGGTCACACATGACACGCCATCGGGACGCGATCGGTTGCGTCACATCCTCGGGTGCGCCAGACGTGGTCCGAATCCAAAAGCGCCGCGATGACCCAACGGCGGCAAGGTCGGAGCCAGTCGGGTCTTCCTTGAACGACGGCGCAAGCCCACGCGTCTTCACGACAGGCGCGACACCCTTGATGATGGCGACGACTTGGGCACGCGCTAGAGCCCACGTCATCGCGTGACCCTGATCTTTTGCTTGGCTTCATTGCCAGGTGACGGAGGATCGGGCGTCGCTTCAAGTTGCGACCGGATGGCGAGGTCGACCCGATCCTTTGTCGTTGCTTTCGTTTGGTCGTAGGCAACCTGCAACCGCTCGACATAGGCCACATCGGCGGCAGGCCACTGGCGAGCGAGATGCAGCACGACAGCCGCCGCATGAACAGGGATGAGCACGTCATCGGTGATAACGTCTTCGTCGAGGATGCCGATTGCAGCCAACCACGGTGAGACCATCGCTTGCCATGCGGCGCCGATGGATTCTTCAAGCGTGGTGTCTGTCGACGACGCCAACCGACGCACGACAGGGTAGAGGTGTTGTAGCGTCGTCGTCGTCAGAGCGATTGACGTGATGCGACGGACAACGCGAAACGCCTCATCCCACTCGGTGAGGATGCCGTCGACGGTGGCACGGAAGAGCACATAGCCGGGGCCAGGCTCAGACGTCTGCGACGCCGTCAGTGCGACAGACACCTCAAGACCTTGGACGGCGCTACCGTTGGCGACGTTGGCAAGCAGTGGTTCTGCCAGCCACATCTCTGACGCCGTGCCGGTCTTGGTCGCCTCGACAACGAGGGTGCGCCCATGCACGGCATCGGTGATCAGATACCGTCGACCGGCGACGATAGCGACAGCACCGGCAAGCGTGATCGATTGGTCACCTTCTTGATGTGCGCCCTGTGTCGTCGTCGACAGCGCGTCAATGGATGCCGCAACGTATGCCGTCTCAGAGTCGCGAGAGACCTGCCCCACACGTCGAGCCGTCGCCGATGTCGGCACGCCAGACAGGCGCATCACGTCGTCTCGCAGGACACGCGGATAGGACACTACCGACTGCGTTGTGCCCAGCAGGATGCGTTGCATAGCGGCTTATGTAACACGCCGCTAACGGCCACGCAACGGGATGCCAATTCCGGCATCTAACAGTTGACGCATCAGGCTGGCCATGTCTTTGGGTGACAGCGCCAGCCACGGACGGGCTGGCATGCGCCCTCGCCCGTAGTGATGGATTGCGCCTAGCACACTGTGCGTCGGCGAACGCTCGCCCGTGCGCTTCGCAACACCGCCGACGAATCTGGTAGCGGCGCTTGTACCGGCACCAGGAGCAATGACGATGGTGAACCCCTGTTCCGTCACGACGACGGAGACAGCGGCAACGCTACCCAGTAGGCCATCAGTAACGGTGAGGTTGACGCCGGGGTTGCGACCCGCCGCAACCTTGGCGTCTCCATAGTGCTTGCTGTATTTTACGAACGGCTTGTCTTTGACGTCGAGCCCTTCGCCCGTGCGGTCGCGAATCAGGCTAGGCGCCAGTGTCGCGACGAGTTTGGCGATGCGCTCCAATGGCACACGCGGGGGGTCACCGGAGCGGGTCACGACAAGGCTCATTCCAGAATCTCGATCCCGCGCCGTCGGGCTTCCGCCAACGTCATCGGGGACCAGACATGCCGACAGTTGTACCCGCCCGCGAACGCATCGACAGGGAGCCCCTGCCCGTTGTTGGCTTGGGCGATGCCCGATTCCGTCAGCGCCTTGCCAACGTGGACACGGCAGAAGGGTCTGTTGCGGCTGTCTTTGGGGCCGCTGTAGAGGTACACCAAATCGACGAGCCCGTCGGCAGCTTCCGTCGCCGCACGGATGACGGCGGTTCTGCCCGCCGCCATGACCGACGCGTCAACAGCGGCTTGGGCCTTGGTGACAGTGGCGCCGACTTTCTCGGCCACGCCTTCGATAAGGTCAGACAGGCTTGCGCTTGTCGTCGTGCCTAGCGCGATGGCTTTGCGGATCGTCGACGACGCATCGCCGAATACGTCGGCAATGTCTTTGGTCTGGCTCTTCAAGATTTGATCAACAGCCGACTCGACAGACACCGGCAGGTCAACACCGCCCAATGCCGCCAGGGCGGACTCAATCGCCCTGTCACGCAACACGCCAGTGATGACCTTGAGACCCTTGGCTTTCATCGTCGCGTCTATTTGAGAGGCAACCTGTGCAGCCACACGCCCTTGCGCCTTGACCAGCGTGTCCTCGCCGGGAGCGGTGTTGAGTTTCGCAAGCGCCTTGCGGATCTCCCGATCCAGTTGCTTGCGTATGATCTCAAGGTCTGCCACCGCGTCGTCAGCGATGGCTCCCGTCGGGTCTTTCTTCGACGCCATCAGACAACCACGTCAGGCACCGGAGGCTTGAAGCCGTCGAGCCCTGCAAGCATCTCGTCGAGCGTGTCCGTCGAGATAGCGGGAAACGCGGCAACCATGAGCGCCCGTGCCGTCGACGCTGGGAGTGCGCCCGACGAAACAAGTTGAATGATCGACAGCAACGATTCTACCTGTGCTCCGTTGAGTGCGGTTCCTTGGACGTCGCCAGTAGCAGCCGCAGCCGTGATGCCTGCATCGACGACGGAGGTAGCAGGCGCGATCTCGACAGCAGGCACATCGGCAACGTCTTCTGTAACAGTCGTCTCGCGGACCATCGACGCATCCGACGACAGCAGAGAACGCAATGGCGAAGGCGCATCGACAACAGCGCCAACCTCGCCAAGGTATTCCATCGCCTCCGCCCGGTCGCTCGACAGGCCCAGCATGACACGCGCATCGGCGTCGTCGATGAGACCCGCCGTTTTGAGGTCGAGCACGCGTTGTGCCTTGGCGTTGTCATCCTCGTAGGTCTTGGACATTCCCATGGACACCGAAGCATACGCGCCACCAAACGACGACGGCGCCGATGGGCTGTAGCGTTCAAGGATGTCTATCAACACCGGCAACAGATATTGCTCTTCAGTGTGCTTGTAGATCGGGCGCATCTCGGACACGCGTTGTTCATGCGGGGCGTTGGCGATCATCCGCGAGATACCCGACTGTGGCGAGCCAGGCTCGACGCTGTAGGCATCGGGGCTGTTACCTCGGGACACGCCCAACTCATGGAGGTCACGCGTTGCGCTTGTCTCGATTGCCGTATGGTTGGCGCCAGCCGTCAGGTATTGGATCGTCTCGCCGTTGCCGACTTGCACCACCGTCGACGGGCCAGAGACCAACTCAGAGGTCTCGCGCATGGTGCCCGCGTAGATGAGCATTGCGTGCGCTTGCATGTCGATGACGTGCTGGCGATTCGACCTCGACACGTTGAGGCTGTCGACGTTGATCAACACGTCCCTGTCAGGCTCGGGCCAGAATCCGCCCGACGGTGGTTCGGTGCGGAAGAACACGCCGGGGAAGAGCCCGACGTAGACCTCGGATGGCGTTGCTTTGTGTCCGTCTTCCGAGACACGCCGATGGGTCCACGGGCCGTACTTGGCAACGGTGCCGTCGTCGTGCTCAGTGAACGTGCGCGACCAGACCCACCAGAGCTCGACAGCCGACGACGTCTGTGCCCTTGCCTGACGGAAGGCAACAAACCACAGCGACTCAGGCGCATCGGGCGCCGATGGGTGGTTGATCGTGACGACGTCATGAGGCCAGTAGATGTGCGCCACGGGCTTGCCATCGTCGGCATCGTCGACCTTGCGATAGCCCAGCATGACGACGGCAGCGCGAGCGCCAGTGTTGGCGCGGCGCTCAATCTCCGGCATCAGCACGTTGATGCCGATGTCCTCCAAGGCTTCGTCGAACGCTTCAGCGCGTGGGTCTTCATGGTCCACGGCGACGTCGTCGGCGGTGAAGAGTTCACGTTGGGCAGGCTCCGTGTAGACGCCAGAGTCTTGGCGAGCGAAGAAGCGCAGCCAGTTGACCGGGTCAATCGGGATCTTGTCGCCGGTCTGTGGGTATCGATCGCGCAACGCCGCCTTGACGATGCCCTGTTGGTCTCCGCTGTAGCGCTTGGCGAGACCACGCACGACCGTTTCGTAGTCGGCAGGCCGTTGGCGTCGACCAGCGGTCAACAGGTCAAGCAACTGCTCTGGCCCCCACACGCCAGCGTCGGCGCGGATCTGATTGACGATGGCGTCGCTTTCAGCGTTGAGTTTGAGCATGGCACGCACACTATCACATCGCCTGTCAAGGGGCTAGGCCACTCGGCCCCAGTCATCAACGACGGCATCGACTTGCGACCTGACGACGTTGGCCTTCCGATGGACAGGGAACAGCCGATGTGCCGCATAGCCCAGGGCGTCGAGGATGTGGCTCATGTCAGACGTGCCGACTTTCTTTTCAGGCTCGCCATTTCGGTCTAGGGCTTGGGTCTCAAGGGCGCGACACAAGTGCGGGCAGGCGTCAGCGTCGATTGTCAGACGTCGATCCCGCAACAGCACGTTAACCGTGTTGACGCGTTCCATGATCGGCGGATTGGCCTTGGGATGATCGGGGCGGAAGCCTGCCTGTAGCAACAGATGGATGTCGGAGAGTGTCGACGTCGTATGCAGCGACGCGCCGCTTGCGTCAGGGTGCGCCTTGATGCGCATGGCGAAGACGTCTTCACGGGTGTAGCGACGTCCCTTGGTCTTCTCCATGTGCGCCATGATCCACTTGGCGGTTCGCTCGGCGTGCTCATCTGTCGTCGTGCCGCCTTGCTTGATGACCTCACCGACGACGTGCAAGACGCGCCTGTCGTCGTCAACCTCGGCTACGATCCATTGCGCATCTCTGACGTTGAAGTCGCAACCGATGACGAGACGGCCACGGCCAGGGGTTACGACAGGGGGCGTGCCGCAATGAATGCGCCGGTCAAAGCGAGAATAGACACGTCCACCTCTGGCAGTGCGCACGCCGTCGAGCTTTTCTTTGATCGCCTCGTCAGTGCCCAGACGCGACCGCGATTCGTCGACGTAGGACGGAGGCAAGAAGGGGTTGTCTGCCGTCCGAATAACGTAGGCTCTCGTCGTCGTCGACGGCTTGGCGAGCACCAACTCATAGGCAGGCCCGTAGCCCTCGGGTGTGCCGGTCAACAGCGTCTCCAGGGCAGTGCCAGATCGGACACGCTGCATTGCAGGCACAAGGGCTTCAGGGTCACATAGCTCCCACTCGTCAGCCCACAGACCAATGGCGTTGATACCCTCGACAGCTCGGGGCTTGTCCAATGACCGACACCAAAATTCGAACCGCTTGGCGCCGCCGATCTCAAAGATGTGGTCGCTCTTCCAATGCCGATAGGGCAAGCGCCAGTCGTCGAGATACCTCATGGTGCTGCGCTCCATGACGTCACGCACCATCGGGTAGCTAGGCTCCGTTCCGAGGATTGGGCCGTGTTGGCCGTGACGGAGACCGAGGTCCACCATCCATGCGACGCCCAGCGATGTCTTGCCGGATCCGTAGCCGCCAGACACCACGCGGATGCCAGGGCCACGATCTGCGAGCACCATGAGGTGCTTGTCGCCCATGACGACGGAGGAGCGTCTCACTTGATGACAGGCGTGAAGTCGACACCGTCGACACTGTCAGCAGCCGCCGTAGTCATCCGGCCAGGCGGGCCGTATCGAGCGGGGTCGAGGGCCGCAAGCAGCGTCACGATGGCGCTACGGTCGCCAGCGTCGGCAAGCTCTCGCAACTGGCGCTCAAGGTCTGCGACGGAGACGGGCGGTAGGTCTTCCTCGACAGGCTCGGGTTCTGGTGCCCATTTGGCATGAGGCGCCAGCGCATGGCCCAACAGAAACCGGCGACACGACGCACGCAACTCGGGTTGTGCATCCATGACGAGAGACGCCACGTTGTCGGGCACATCGTCACCGGGCGCAACAGCAGCCTCTGGTCTTCCGACACCGATGGCATATTCAATCCGCAAGCAGTCATAGGCGCCACTGCGCAACCAATGCGGCAGGGGAAGGCGCCCAGCCTGCTTGCCAGATAGGCGCGGCTTGCTGGGGTAGGTCGTTGTCACGCGACAAGTATGCCACGCAATGGCACGCTTTTGCAACCACCATAAAAACCAAACCCCACAACCTGCGGAATTGCAGGTTGCAGGGCTCAGGCGAAGTGCTTGCCACGCGTGGACAGGCTAGCCGATATCGGACGGCTCGACAACCATAACCTGTGGCCCGATGTCAGGTCCGTCAATCCGCATCGCATCATCCACCAGCATCCTCAGCACAGCCGATGCAGGACACCCTCTAGAAGCAAGCCAGGCGGCTTGTGCTGGCGTCAGCGAGACTTGGCAGGTGTGAGCACGGCCAGACGGTGAAAGGCGCTTAGGGCGGGTTTGGCGAGGCTTGGCGGGGTCTTTAGGATTGGGATTGATCCAGCGCTTGAATTCTTGGTTCTCTTTTGGGGTCTTGATCATCTTGGTATCTCCAGAAAGAAAGCCCGCCAGTGCGGCGGGCTTGGGGTGAGGGGGTCAGGCTTGATGTGAGTAGTCGCCGAGGTCCTCGGCCATCTGCTCGGCCTCCTCGCGGCTGATGCGACCGACAGGGCGGGCTTCTTCTCGGATGATGCTCTCGATGTCGCGGATGACCATAGCCTGCATGGCGACGTCGGCGGGCGTCATCGCGGCGACCGAAGCGCGCATTTGAGCGTCGCAATGGGCGTCATAAGCGGCGCGGTCGTCACGCGTCAGCCGTCCATACCATGCATTTTCTGACGCCCGGTTGCGTGACGCGAGCGCCTTGCTTGGCTTCTTTGCGGTTTCGGCGATGGGCTTGCTGGCGAGGATTTCAGTGATGTTCATTTTCTGTCTCCCTTGCGAGCCGCTTTGTGCTGCCCACATCCACACTATGCAGCACAGTGGACGCATTGTCAAGCACAGACGCGAGAAATAAATCTAGGGGCTTTGCAAAGCCAGATCAGGCGCGGCTTGTGATCTGTTGAGAGATCACCAAAGAAAAAAAACCCCGCCGTAGCGGGGTTGGGGTCAGGCGCCAACAACGGAGATGATCTCCCAGTTGGCGGAGTAGAGCGACCGAGCGTAGAGCGTGAAGTCGGCCATGTTCTTGACGGTCTTCACGTTGACAAAGGTCTGCTTGAGGATGGGCGAGAAGGTCTTGAAGGTGATGGTCAGCATGTTGGTGTCTCCCGTTTGCGAGCGGCGTTGCTCGTAGGCCCACTATGCAGCACAGACGATGCACTGTCAAGCACAGCGTCTATGTTTTTTTTCTGTGGCTTTGCAAAGCCAAATCAGCCGCTAGGTGTGATTTGTCAGCCCAGATCAACCGGCTGATCTGCCTGTGTCTCCAGAAAGAAAGCCCGCCAGTGTGTGGCGGGCTTGGGGGGGGTCAAAGTGCGTTGGGGTTGGCGAGGTACTTTGACAGGCGCTTGACGTAGGCAGTGGCGTTGGCAACCGAATAGCCCAGCTTGACTTGAGCCGCGATCATCTCTGCGGTGCGCTCATTGTTGACGGCGCAGGACTTGGGGCAGAGACGGCCGCTTTTGGTGTCGCAGTTGTTGCAGTGGCCGTATTCGTTCATGGTGCTAAGCATTTTCTGTCTCCCTTGCGAGCCGCTTTATGCTGCCCACATCCACACTATGCAGCACAGTGTCCACACTGTCAAGCACTGTGCTGAAAGAAATATCTGGGGGCTTTGCAAAGCCAGATCAGCCAACTCGGGTGATCTGTTGAAGAGATCACCAAAGAAAAAACCCCGCCGTAGCGGGGTTGGGGGGGGTCAGAGGTGCCAAGCTGGCTGGCTATGCACCCAATCAAGGGCTTCGTGAAAAGAGGTCCAATTCTTTTCAACTATTTTCCCGTCAACGAAAACGGAATAGGTGGGTTGTGACCACATGTACTCGCGGCGTTCGTTGATGGAGTAGTTGATCTTCGTGCGGTTGTTGTCGTTCATGCTGTCTCCCGTTTGCGTTGCTGTCTGTGCGCCCATTATGCAGCACAGTGGCCACACTGTCAAGCACTGTGTCGATGTTATTTTTACACCGCATTGCAAAGCCAGATCAGGCGCACTCCTGAACATTTGTTTCGTATGTGGATGATCTGTCCGACAGATCAGATCACCCCCAAAGAAAACGCCACCTTGTGAGGTGGCGTCATCAACCTGATCCCTCAGAGGGGAGACGTCGGGACTAGGTACGGGGTCGAGCCCGTGGGAGGAGGGTACAGGTCAGGCGGGGGGAGTCAAGGCTATTGGCGCGCCAATAGGTTGAAATATCGACTCTTTTAGATTTAGAAAAAGACTATCTATCTGGTTATATAACCAGAGAACTTCTTTCTTCATTCATAGGTAGTGCGACGCACGTACACCTATAAGGACCCTAGTTGAAGAATGAAGGAAGGGGAGGCAAACTGCCGCACTTCCTGTTTTCCAACGAGGGACCTCGCAACCCTAGCCTACTTCAGCTTGATTGTCACGCCAGAACGGCCACCTGTTGCGACCTTAGCCACGATCAACCGATCCTCTTGCCTCAGTCGGTCAAGAACTCCGTCCAACGCCATCGCGTCCAGGCGTTGGCAAGCTCGCAGAAGTTGGGACCGTTGCACCCATCCGTCGGCATCGCCCAAGCGCATCATGGCGGATTCAACGTAGGCGATCTGACCTGCAACATCGTTCCATTGCGGCGCTTTGTGGTCGCGCAATGACCGGGCGATGGTCCAGCTTGACGCTTCCACGATTCTGATGGCGCACTCGACCACCGCCTCTGTCACCACCGGCCAAGCAGGCCACTGACAGCGTAGGATGGCCAGAGACAGCGCAACGCGTGTTGCCTGCTCCGCACACCGGCCAAGCAGCGCCGCAGGCACGTCGCCCTGTTGTGGTTCGCGTCGGCGCTCATCGCAGTGCTCTGCGTAGTCCGCCAGCAAAGCAGCGCCGCCGCTATCCTCGACTTCATCATTCTGGTACATGCGCAGCAGAGCGCCAGTCGCCGCGTCGCCCTGTTCAGGGTGCCGCTTGTGCCACGCCTCATGGGAGGCCCGACACGCTGCCACGGCTTCCTTGACGGCCAGAGGGATGGACCCGCTACCGGGTGCAGCCCGTTGGCGCCTTGGGAGTTCTAGCAGCCCCTCGCACCAGAGATGTCTACCCATGAAACCGTCATCAACAGCCATTTGCCCGATGGCATCATGCAAAGCGGCTGGCGTGCTCGAGCCAAAGATCGACAATGCCGGGGCCATGATCGTCCGGTCCTTTCCGCCTCTGGTGGCGCTTGTGGCCGCAACGTAGGAGCCGGTCCCGATCGTGGCCATGGTCAGCAGCAGCGCCCGCATGTCCCGCTGATGGCCCGATCTGGCGTCAAACAGCGCCTTGAGCCGGGGTCCGTACTCATCCAAGACCAACAACAAGCCGGTTCCGAAGTTAGTGGCTTCTTCGATGCGCGTGATCGTGCTGACTGTTGAAGACAGATCATTGGCGCCGATGGACCCCGGCCAGATATCCCGCAGGACTTGGGACAGCGCACCCTGTGGTCGGCCCTTGCCTGTTGCAGTCGGTGCCACGGCACACACGATCTGCGCCGATGTGGCCCGATCAAATGTCCAGCGCCTTGCACCAAGAGCAGACCCGAGCGCCACGAGCGCACCCAAGGTAAGCCCCGGTTGAGGGTAGTCAGCGCCGTCAAGCACCCATGCCGGGAAGGACTCGCAAAGCCCGCCAAGCGCCCGCACGTCGTCAAGAAGCGCCCATTGCGCATCGTCGTCCGGCTCTGGCAAGCGCACAAACTGGCGCGCTGGCGTGCTGTCAACGACAGCGTCTACGATTTCTCCTTCGACCTCTTGTCCCGTGATCTGCATGCCGTTTAGGGCGTCGTCGAATCGTGACACCAGCATGTGGCCGGGGCTGTTGCCTTTTGGGTCCGGCTTGTTGGCCGCTTCCTTGGCTTTGTGCTGGAGCTCCTTTTGAGACCACGGCGGCACGCATCGTTGCGACCATTCTCCCATGACGTCCACGATCTCCGACTCAGACAGGCCGAACCCTGTTGCGCACGCCCTCGCCACTTTCATAGCGGCGCTGTGTCCGCCGCTGCCAGAGATGGCGCCAGGCATGCGAGCAACGTAGGCCCGCGCCCGTTCAAGGCGCCGCGATGGGTCAAACACGCTAGACGGCAGGATCTGTTGTGCCTGCGCCTTGGGCCGCTTGTAGGCTCGCATCGCCTCGATCACCCATGTCGGGATGGGAGCCGGTTCGACGTCGCAGATCACCTCATAGGTTCCAGCCGCTGTCGTGGAGCCGGGGCCAACGACGTAGCCACCGATCCCGCGAGTGTCGACGTCATCGAACCCCAAACAGCCCTTCGCCTTTTGCGTGTTGCGCAAGACGTCGTCGTCGTCGCCTACCTCTGGCATGGCGTAGTAGTAGTGGAAGCCCCCTCGAGGTGTCTGCACGATCAACGTCGGATCCATGCGCTCATGGATCGGGTGAGCCGGATCGGCGCTGTCGACGTCGACGACGAACAGACCCGATGACCGACCACAAGCAATGCCGACAGCGCACGTTGGATAGGACTTGAAGAGCGCCCGCACCTTGTCCGCATCGTTGCTGGCGACGACGTCCCAAGCGTCGACAATCGGGCGTTTTTGCTTGCCGATGGGGAAAACGGCCCAGCCGTTGCTGGCGAGGGAAAGAGCAAGATCAAGGCTAGTCACTTCACACCGCCGATCTTGAACGCACGCGAGCCGCAACGGAACGCGCGCGCCACGTCGGTGAGCCTGCTTTGATCTCCGAGGTCATGGTTTTCCGTCGTCCAATAGTCGTTGCTAATGGTGAACGAATCGGGCGCCTCCGCACCTTGAAGCATGCAGAAAATAACATGCCCCCGCGACTCCGAGAGCGCCGCGACAAAGAACATGAGGTCATTGGCGATCATCTGCTCGATGACCTCGACAATGCGCACGTCGTGGTCCTCGTCCCATACTATTGCGAAGCGATGAATGTGCTGACGGTCAGCCGTAAGATATTCACAGATGGTTACGTCTCGTGTCTCATCGACAACGACAAAAGCACTGGAAAGCTGTTTCACTGTCTACCTCTGGGCTTTCGGCCCGGTCTTGATGGCGCCTTTCGAGCGCCACGGTTCTCAACCTGCATACCACATGCAGAGTCAAAAAGGGATCTCTTCGTCTTCGTCCCACGTCGCGGCGACAAGCGCCGGTCCGTGATCGACTGCTACGATGCGCGTGTAGTCTCCATCGGGAATCGTCTTGATGACGACGACGCGGCGCATGTAGCCCTGCTCCATCAGTGCCACGGCTTCGCTTGCTGTGTCCGGCATGTCAACGCCACAGACATTTTCTTTCCACCATGCAACGGCTTTGTTGTAGGCGAATCCGTCGTGTTCGATGCACACCCATTCACTGGCGACCTTGACTGCAACAGGAGCCATCTCAAGAAAACTTTCCTCATTGTAGTATTCAACACGCATCGTCGACGGTGCATCGGCGTTGCCTTTTTTGCGATGCACAGCGAACCGGACAGAGGTGATCTCGTGGATTGTCGCCGTTGGCTTTGTCGCTGGTCCTGACAGGATCGGGAGGTTGCTCGCAACGGAGTTGGCTTTCTTCTCAGGTGGCGGAAACTCACTGTCACACTCGGAGCACGCTCTAGCGGACGTCGGTTGCATCGCCATGCACACTGGACAGATTTTGACTGGAGCGTCGCCGTCGCCCTTGCCTTTCGTCGCCTCTTTCACCCGCACGTTGTCGACGGGGCCATGACGGGCGACGTTGCCGCCGTAGTCGAGGATCACGCAATCGGTCTTGCCATCGGCAATCCGCATCCCTCGCCCGACGATCTGTTGGTAGAGCGACGTCGACTGCGTCGCCCTGACAATCGCCAAAACGTCGACCACCGGAGCATCGAAGCCCGTTGTGAGCACATCGCAGGACGCCAAGGCAGCAAGTTCCCGCCGGCGGAAGCGCCCAATGATCGACTGACGAACCATCTGCTCCGTCTCTCCCGTGATCACCTCACAGGAATACCCACGATCCCGCACAGCGTCCGCCAGATGGTTGGCGTGGGCGACGGAGCACCCAAACAGAAGAGCCGATGTCCGGCCAACCTGTAGCGCCTCGTGGACATCGTCGGCCACCTTCTGCGTGACTTCTTCGATGTCGGCGGCAAGCTCGAGGTCTCGCGCCGAAAATTCGCCCATGCGCGTTGCCACTTGCGACACGTCGATCTGCGTCGATGCCGTGCCAGTCACGAGCGGAGACAAGAAGCCGTCACCGATCAACCGGGCGACGTCACAGCGGTAAACAATCGAGGTAAACAGCGCGCCTTCGCCTTGAGTGAGGTAGCCCTGGCCGAGACGATGGGGCGTTGCGGTCAGCCCCACGATCCGCAGGCCGGGATTGATCGCCCGCAGGCCCTTCACCATCGTCTGGTACTGTCCGTCACCCTCTGGTGGGATGAGGTGGGCCTCGTCGACAATGAGCACGTCGACGTTCCCGAGTTTTTCAGCCTTGCGCGCCACAGTTTGGACGCCGCAGACGGTGATCGCTGCCACGCCGCGCTTCTTCAGACTGGCGGACCAGATGGCCAGCGGGGCCTCTGGCCACATCTTGCGGACGGCGGCAGCGTCTTGGTCGATCAACTCAGCCCGATGAGTTGCAATCACGACGCGACCGCCGCAGTCCTGCACAACGAACCGGGCAAGCTCGCCAAGGACCGCCGTCTTGCCGCCGCCCGTCGGGATCTCCACAAGCGGGTGCAGCCCTCCCTTTTCCCAGTAGGCGATCACAGCGTCGACGGCTTCTTTTTGGTATCCACGAAGTTTCATAGGCGCACCCTAACGCGGTGCCGCGTTAGATTCAACAATCATTGTTGACACGCGCAACGGGCTGGTGCACCTTCACGGAAAGAGGTGAATCGTGATCGGAAAGAAAAGCCTGAAAGACGCCATCGACGCGCGTGCTCCGAAGTTTATCGTCTACGGCGGGTCCGGCGTCGGGAAGACGACGCTGATCGCATCGCTCCATGGCAAGCTGTTGATTCTGTCGGCGGAATCCGGCCTGCTGTCATTGTCGGGCGCTGACATCGACGCCGATGTGGTCGAGGTCCAAACCATAGACGCGCTGCGATCCGTCTACCAAGAGTTGCGCGCTGGTGACCACGGTTACGACTGGGTCATCCTCGACAGCGTCTCAGAGATTGCAGAGGTGGTGCTGTCTGCCGAGAAGGCCAAGACCAAAGACCCTCGCCAAGCCTACGGCGCCCTGCAAGACGAGATGGTCAAGATCATGCGAGCCTTCCGCGATCTCGCCTGCGGCGTCTACTTCTCAGCGAAGTTGAACGCCAACAAGGACGAGGCCACCGGGCGTGTCAGCTACGGGATCGGGATGCCGGGGAGCAAATTGGGCGAGGGAATCCCCTACTTGTTCGATGAGGTCTTCCGCATGATCGTCATCGACGAGGAAGACGGGCGAGGCGGCAAGGTGGCATCGCGCTACCTGCTCACCAACACCGACGGCAAGAGCGTGGCCAAGGACCGTAGCGGTCGCCTGGACGCCCTCGAGGTGGCCGACCTTGGTGCCATCGTGGACAAGATAAAGGGTGCCCCATGAAGTTCAAGCTGGTGGCCAGTGGAACCGCTTGAACAGCGGTCACGAGGCGCCACGGTTCTGCAAGGTCTATCCGCAAGACAAAGACCTGTACGTCTTCGAGACCTGAACACGCCCACCGGAGCGCATCCGGTCCAGCCTCACACGGGAGATAGGCGCCCGTCACAGACAACGAGAATGCAATGAGCGATTGGGACAACAACGACGGCGACTTGGGCGCCCTTGGCTTTGACTCTGACACCGTCGAGGCGCCTGAGTTTGTGCTGCTGGCGGACGGGCGCTACCCACTGATCTGCACGTCGGCCCGCGTGGAGCCGAGCAAGAACAATCCTGCCACTGTCATGGCCAACATCGAGGAAACCGTGGTTGACGGCCCTGGCGCCGGTCGCAAGGTGTGGTCGCGCTACATCGTGGCCCACGAGAAGCCAGACGTGATGGCCCGTGGTCGCGCCGACGTGAAGCGCATGATGACAGCCTACGGGGTCGGCGGTAACAGTCTGACGCCCATGGTCGGCCTCGAGTGCATCGGCGCCATCACCACCGAAGCGGCCAAGGGTGATTTTGCCGCGAAGAACAAGGTGAGCCGCCGCGAGCCCGCCACCAACGTGGCGAGCAGGCCCGCTGCGAGCAAGCCCGCGCCCGCCACGGCCAAGGCTCCCGCTGGCTTCTTGGCCAACCGGAAGCCGACGCCATGATCGTGTGGCAACGGCGGGACGGCACACGGATTGAACTCGACGGGGAGCGCCTTCGGGCGCTTCGCCTTTCTTCCGAGCAGACGCAGGCAGACGTAGCCGAGCACATCGGCTGCACATCGGCTGCTGTGTCGTCGTGGGAGACCGAGGCCCGATGCCCGTCGTTGCCGCAGATCGAACGAATCGTTGACCTCTTTGGCAAAAAACTCGAGCGCACCGGCGCTCTTCGCGTGGTGCGTCCATGATCGTCTATCTCGACACCGAAACAATCCCATCGCTGCGCGTCGACGTCGCAGAGCACTTTGCGCGAAAGCACTTTGACGCCGACGACGTCGAGAAAGCCGCAAAAGCCGCAACAAAGGACCTTGAGAAGACCTCTCTCTCTGGTCTCTTCGGTGAGCTCGCCGTGATCAGTTGGGCAAACGACGACGACGAGCCCTGCACCCTCGTGCGCAACTTCCATCGCGCCGACGGTGAACGCGAGATGTTGCAGGCGTTCGCGGAGTGTGACGTCGATGGTGACACCATCGTCGCGCACAATGCAGAGTTTGATCGCAGCATGATCCGCCAGCGCGCCATCGTGTTGGGTGTGGCTCTGCCCCGCGTCTACTCGTCGATCGACGTGAAGCCGTGGGATTCGCGTTGGCGTTGCACCATGGCGATGTGGACTGACTCGCGCATGGGCAGAGTGAGCCTGGATGACCTGTGCTTGGCTTTCGGCCTGCCAGGGAAGGGAGGCGTCGACGGCAGCATGGTCGCAGGCATGGTGCGAGCCGGTCGCATTGATGAGGTTGCCGCATATTGTGCCGACGACGTGCGACGAGTGCGAGCGATCTATCAACGGATGGTGCGATGATCGAATCAGAACACGTCATTCAATGCCAAGCCATTCAATGGATTCGCCAGAACACGCCGTACGTTGTCTACGCCGTACCCAACGGAGGCAGTCGTGGACGTCGACAAGGTGCGGCCCTGAAGGCAGAGGGAGTGCTTGCAGGCATTCCCGATCTGCACATCCCAGCGCTGAGTCTCTTCATCGAAATGAAGACGCCGACAGGCAAGGTCTCGCCAGTGCAAAAGGAGATGCATGAGCGATTGCGCAAGGACGGCCAGATCGTCGAGGTGTGCCGGAGCGTCGACGACGTGATCCGCGTCGTCATGATCGAGATGGCTCCCAATGTCCCGACGAGACAGCCAATCAGGAAGGTGAAGCCATGACCAAAGCCGAAGCCCGCCACCTCGCCAGACTGGCGGCAGAAGTCGAGGAGGTGGAGTTGTGATCGACCTACGCCTTGGCCGATGGCAGGACACGCTGGCCGATGTGACGACGTGTGATGCGGTCATCTGTGACCCGCCGTATTCGGCGAGGACGCATGATGCGACGAACGACCACATAGCAGGCAGCACCATGCCGGATGGCAGCGATCGTCAGTCGATCGCCTATTCGCATTTCACGTCCGCCGACGTCGTCGAATTCGTCTCGTCGTGGGCGCCTCGCTGCACGGGCTGGATTGGCGCCATGACTGACGACGACCTAGCGCCAGCATGGAAAGAGGCGTACCGCGCGGCTGGCCTGTATGCGTTCGCCTCCGTCCCGATCGTCCAGAGGCGCCCCAGGCTCGTCGGAGACGGCCCGTCGTCGTGGGCTGTCTATCTAATGGTCGCTCGCCCTCGCAACCGCGAGATGGCCACCTGGGGCTGTTTGCCGGGGGCCTACGATGCGCCAACCGTCAAGGGTGCAGGCATCGCAGGCTGCAAGCCCCTCGGCCTCATGCGCGCCATCGTCCGCGACTACTCCCGCCCCGGTGACCTCATCGTCGATCCCTTCTGTGGCAGCGGCACGACAGCCATTGCCGCCGCATCCGAAAGCCGCAGATGCATCACATCGGAGGAACTACCCGATCACTACGAGATCGCCCGCAAGCGGATCGCAAGGGGCTACACGCCGGATCTGTTCTAGAGAAACCGCACCCCAACGCCCCAGAAAATAAACCTCGACACAGTGCTTGACATTATTCTGGCACTGCGTAGAGTGGGCTCACGGCGCCAAACACGGAGCCGCAACAGGGAGACAGAATGAACGCCTTTACCGTCATGAGCACCCCCAACACCGCGACCATGCTGGCCATCAAGGCCGAAAACAAGGCCCGGATCAGCAAGTCAAAGGAAGACGCCAAAGCACTCGACGCCACTGTCTTGGCTGCTGTCGAGGCCAGATATCTCCGGTGGAAAGAGTCCGGGTCAAAAGAGCCAATGTGCACCGTCGCCGTGGTGGCGTCGACGTCGTCTCTTAGTGAAACCGCGCGCGTTCGTGCCTCGCTCAAGCGGCTAACCGAGGATGGAAAGTTGACACGTCGCACCGTTGACTGGTGCGGAAAAGACGTCTTCGCATACGCCCCTGCCCACCACTGACCCCCCCAACAACCAAAACCGCATCGCCCCGTCAGCCGGGGCTTTCGGCGTCAGGGATAACTTTCTCCGGCAAGCAATAAAAACTTTTTCATTTTTTCCTCACAATTTCTAACCAACGAGCGGTAATCAGTTTGATATAATATTCACCCTTCATATTTCCCCAACGATAGAAACCCAAAGACCAGCCATCGTTTGCTTCAACGAGAGTTGTTTTTCCATCAACATAGCCGATATCAATAGAATAACCAACAGGAGATGAAAGATAAACACTGATCATTTCTTCAACGGTTTTTACATTTGGCTGCGCTTTATCATCCCCATTATCATATCTTGAATATCCAAGGATTTTCTTATTAAGGATATAAAATCTCCACTCAGAAGAAAAACAAACTTTATCTGAAATCCAAACAGGTTGTTTTGGATTTACGACTTCTTCAATATCTGCTCTAATCCCACCTGTAAAACTCTTTGTATTCTTTGGCTTACAAAACTGGTTTTCTTTTACTTCGCCATAAACTCCACTCCAAACATTTCTGTTTAGGAAACCTTTTAGTTCGGATGGATAAGAAATATTATCAGGAAGCGTTATATCGTTCAATAAGCAATACTTATTTACAAACTCAACACTTCCAACTGGAACAATAATTTCACTGTTCTGAAACAGTTTTAGTTCGTCATATGATGACCAGAAGTATGGATAATTGATAGCAGAAGTAATATGTCGTTTTTCTTCTTCCATTACTCTGCCGGATTGCATAAGATATTTCATTTATCACCAACTTTTGTATAAAGGAAATTTTCATCAATGACAATCACCGAATGCCGATGCGCGCAATGCGAAGCTGAATACGAGCAACGAGACGAATACGCCGACGCGCCAGAAATCGAATGGGACACGCCGATCTCAGACGACGAGCTCGCCGAGCGCCTCGCCTGGTTTTGGCAACCGAAAGAGGAAGCATGACCCCACGATTCCGACGCGCCATCATCCGCCAAGCCGCCCGCGAGGGGCTCCCCGTCTGGGCTTGGCTGCTCGCCACCTACCACCGAGAGACGACCAATGCGTGAGCCTGACGACGACCGAGACGAGCCAACCGACGACGAGATTGCGGAGCACATCGCCACCCATACGGATTGCGATGCAGAGATCGTCGACATGATGTGGTTGACGACTGATGCCCAGATCCTCCAGTGGGCGCACAACCTGCGTCAGTCGATCTACGACGGCATCGTAGAGAACCGCAACGACGTCAGCGACGGTGACGAATGAACCCCATGACCATCACCCCCGAAGAAATCATCCGCCGCCAAATCGTCCGCGCCTTGTCCGATCTCGCCGACGCATCGGCAATTATGCGCATAGCCCGCGACGTCGCCTACGATGCCTCCAGAGTCGCGACGAGGCCAGGCGCCAAGCGTGAGGCGGTCTTGTCCGCCATCGGTGAACTGGAGGCGCTTGTAGTCGCAATGGATCGGGTGATGGCGGCGCAACGGAGGGTGGATAATGAATGACCCCGAACTCATCCGCGAACGAGACCGCGCCATCAAGCGAGCCGAGACGCTTGAGGCCGAAGTGTGGGCGCTTGGGGTGCAGGTGGTCGCGCAGAAAGCCCGACTGCATCTGGCCGAGGAGGTCATCGCGGCCATGCGTCTCTTCGATCACCGCAAGACCGACGCGGCGCTTGCCGCATGGGATGCCGTGCCAGGGATGGAGCCATGAGCCTGCTCACAATCGCCACCGTCGGCGCTGTTGCCATCGGTGCCCTGTTGTTGGTTGTCCGCATCGTCGAGGCCATCGACGACGCCCGCCGCAATCGACGACGGCAGCGCGCCCTAGATTCTTTTATTGCTGGAGATCAAAAGTGAACGCTTGGACCCAATCCGAGATCAACGCCCTGATGGCCAAACGAATCAATGTCCTGATGGCCGAACGTGACGACGCCATCCGCGAGCGTGACGAGGCGCAACAGATGGTGGCCGAGATGCTCGACGCACTTTCTTGCTGGTGTCCATGCGGATGTAAGCACCCGTCGTGCGGATTCTGTGAGGACGACGAGCGGGTCGCTAAGTTGCTGCAGAAAGTGTTGGACCAACCATGACACTCACCCGCCGAACCGCACTCCCACCCGACGACAAGCCACCGACGCTCGCCAAGCGGACGCCAGTCGCAGAGTACGACCGATGCCGCGAGTGTGGCACCGCCGAAGGTCAGCCCTGCTACGACAGCCAGGACAAGCCCATGGCGAGCGTGTGCGTTGGTCGCACATTGTCGAGTAGCGGCGCCCTCGATAGAGAGGCACGCAACCGCTACAAAAAGAAAAAGGCCCGCAATGGCGAATCCAATGCGGGCCCGTCGTCGACTCGAAAGACGCCAGTAGCGCAGAAGACGAACCCCTGCAAGGGATGCAGCAACGAGATTGCGTCGCCGCGTGTGTGGTGCCTCCGTCGCATCTGTCGAGCGGCAGCAGCCAGAGAGTACCGCCAGACAGCGCCCAAGACAGAGCCAACGATCCTGACCTGTGTCCACTGTGGCGCTGTCTACGAATCCGTCGGCGGGGCCAAACATGCGACGCTTCCGCATTGTCGTGCGCCAGCGTGCCGGATCGAATCCAAGCGTGCGCGCAACGCGAGACGGAGGCAACGTGCCCATTGATTGGCAGACAGTTTTCGCAACCTATCCCGACGACGTCGACTCCGTCATAGCCCAACGCATTGGCGTCTCCACGACGACAGTCTGGAAGGCACGGACCAACCGCAAGGGGAAGTCTCGTCGAGACTCGCAGATATTCGTGCGGTGTCCTGTCGACGTGCGGAGCGCCATCATCGAAGCCGCCGCCGTCGATGGTGTGACGATGTCGCAGTGGGTGCTCAAGGCTTGCGAGCGTGCGCTTGATGATTTATGAAATGGACCTTCGTCTGGGATGACGACGACGCACTAGCGCCGCGTCTACCAGTGCGGTGTCTGGAGGATGAACTGACGCCCGTCGTCGTCATAGCAGGCGAGGCAGAAGAGCGACGACGACAGGCACGTCTCACTCGCAACGAGTCGCAACGAAACAAGCGCCGCAACAAAGCGAAGCAAGACCATGCGAAGCGGCTAGCCGCCGTTCGCATGAGTCACGTCAATCACGAAAAACCGTGACAGCCCTCGCACCAACGTAGGGCCGTCGACGACGTCCCCACATCACCGTGCCCGCCAGTGTGGCCCTGTCGACCTTCTCCACCTTGGCCGTCGCCGGGTCTGCGAGATAGATCCACGCGTCGTCGGCAGCGTAGGCGCAGACCCAATGGTCGCCGATGGCGTCGCCGCCCTTGACGCCAGCGTCATAGTCGACAGACAGCAAGGCGACACCGCCGCCTGCCAAAGTGTCTAGAATCAACGGAGACAGCCGATCGACAGGCGCCTTGATGCCGGGGCCATCGGCGTCGACATCGACAGTCAGGCCCGTTTGCGCTCGCACAAGCTCGGGCACCACGCACCCACTCGCACCGGGAGCCCACACGCCGGGTCGAGCCAGGCCAGCGGTCTGGACTGTCGTCGGTGTGGCGCCAGCCCTAACGCCCAAGAACCGCAGAGCCATCGCTACTGACGTGATCACGCACCCAACGGCGCCGCATTTCTGCGCACCACGTCCAACGCTCATGGGTCCGTGCGGATAGGCACCCTGCCAGATGACGGGTTGATCCATGTAGCCGCTACGCATGCGTCACCACTTTGATTGTCGACGTCGAGAACAACCGCCCCAAGCGCAACGCCTCGACAATGTCGTGAGCCATTACAACACGCGATGGCCCATCGACGTAGACCACGCGGTAGGCGCTCATCGCTTGGGTGCGTTTGCCAGACGTTTGACGTCCTCACGCAACTCGGAAAGCTGTTCCTTGATCGTGATTATGTCGGCGCTCATGGTGGCCATTGCGGCAGGCACACTGTCGACGCGGCGCAAGTCACGCTCGACGACGGACACACGTTGATCCATGCGGATAGTGTCGTCTCGAAGCGAGAAGAACGACGACGACACCCATGCGGTAGCAGCCGTCAGCAATGCGCCGATGAGTCCAATCGACCACATGGGGAGCGTGACGCCGGTTGGCCGATCCGTTGTTGACGTCGTCATTTCTTCGCCACGCGCTCAATCGAGTCAGCCGCTTGGTCAAGCGCCACGCCGATGACGTCGTTGCCTTTGTCCTTGTCGCTCAACAGTTGGCGAGACACACGCCGCAGAATGCCGACGATGAAGTCTTTGGCGAACAACGCCAAGAGAACCACCAACATCGACTGGAGCGACTGTGGTGAGGCAAGGGACAGCATCAGGTCTGGCATGCCGCCTACAGTAGCGGACTCATGGTGAGTCGACAACCTACCGCCAGGGGTTGGGGACGGAGAACAGTAGGGCTTTCTTTGTTGGCCGTTGGCGAACGAGCGTGATCATCGTAACGAGACCCGACGACGTCGCATCGTCGAGAGAGATAGCGCCCGTCCCTGTCGACCCGTATCGCCAGTCGCCAGCGCCAGCAATCGACACAGCGCCAAGCGTAACGGCGCCAGTGGCTTGCACGGTGGAGGTACCGACGCCAGCCACCAACACCGCGTCTAGCGTGACAGCGCCGCTACCCTGGACCGTCGAGGTGCCAGCGCCTGCGACGGAGACAGCGTCAAGCGCAATGACGCCAGACGAGACGACGTACGACGTGCCGACGCCATCGACGACGACACCGTCTAGCGTGATGGCGCCCGACGCCGTCACGCCAGCCGCGACACCGCTAGGGGATAGCAGCGTCAGCAGCACGGTTTTACCTCAGCGACAGAAGTTGATTGAGCGTCTCTTGTGTCGTCGCAATGTCGAGGTCCACGGCAGCCGCTTGCGCAACGTCGCCGATGGCCAGCGCCGACTGGCGAAGTTGCGAAAGGTAGGCGACGCGAGCGGTTGCCATCGCTATCAGTTGGTCAATCGTCATCACACCACCATACAACGCAGCATGATATTGCTGGTGTTGAGAATCATGTAGACATAGATGATGGTCGTAGCGCCGTCAGTGTAGCGAGCATCAAAACAGGTGTCGCCGACAATAGCCGCGCCTTGAGTGTAAGTCATCGTCGACCAGCCGTCCTGCTCGCCCGTGACGACGTTGTATCGGAAGAATCGTCCAGTGGCGTCCTTCTGGATGTAGATGTAGTCGCCGTCGTAGTTGTACTTTGTACCAGCGCCAAGCGTTTCCACCTGCGGCGCATAGGTGACACCAGACAGCCAGGTGTTTCCAGCGATATCGTAGCGGTCGAGGACGGCGCCAGCGCCACCACGGAACGAATAGATGTAGCGCCCATTCATGATAGCGCTTTCGTTGGTCCACATCGCGTCGGCGGATTCAAACACCCAATGACCCGACATACCAGCGGCGGGAGCGGCAGCACGCGCAGCACTTGGCGACAGCGTCGTCCATGTGCCAGCGCTGATCGAATATCGGTAGAGCGTGACGGCGCCGGAGCCCATGTAATAGACAAAGTCGTCGTTGCCCTCCAGTGAGTAGACCGACGTCGCGTCAGGCGCCGTTGTCCATGCTGCCGACGTCGTCAGCACCGTCGCGGTGTTGCTCGCAATCGTGCGGATTTGGCCCGCGCCAGTGCCGGACACAATGCGGACTTGCGAGTTGGTCCACTGGTTGACGGTCCACGTCTTCGCCGCGTTCGTCAACGTCGATGCGCCGCCGGCGGTGGCAGTGCCAGTCGCAAACTGCTCGTAGTTTGAGCCGACCCATGACGGCGTGGAGATCAGTTTGCTGTCGGTGCCGATGACGGCAGCGGGGGCGATACCGTCAGTGGCGCCTGTCTCAGCAGCGGTCCACGTATTCAGCGCAAGGTCATAGAACTTGAAGACGTTGGCCGTCGTCGTGCCCGACGCCGTGATGGCGTCGAGCACATACCAACGTGGAGTCAACAGGCGAAACGTCGTCGCCACGGTGAACGCCGACGCTTGAGCCGGGACCGTGATGACGGACGCCGCGCCAAGCGTGTTGCTTGCAATCGCCAGCGTCACGCCAGCGTTTGGCCCGCCAGTGATGTGGATCGAGTAGCCTCGCAGGTCACGCTGCAACGACAGGCCCGTCGTAATCGTCGTCGTCGTGCCTGCCGTCGCCGTGCCGCTTGGACCGACAGCAGTAGCGACGCCACAGGCGCCAGCGCCGAACGTACCGGCCAGCGCACCGGATGGGATTTGTGTGAATCCATCTTCCTGTGGATTGTAGATGTAGTGCACCGTCGCCGACGACATGAACAGTTGGCTTTGCTTGAAGTGTCGCGACGAGGCGACGAACGCGCCCGCCGTCGTGGCGACGGGGGCCGGAGTGCAAAACTCCCAGCGCTTGAGGTCGAGGATCTTGCGATTGCCGTTTGTCGTCGCCATCAGGTCACCAGAATGTTGCGGCGCAGAGCATCGGAGCCCATGCGCATCAGTGAGGGGATTTGTTCGGTAGCCGGAAGGCCACCGATTTGCGTTTGATTGGTCAGCGTTGTGACCGTCGTGACCGTGCCATTTACGATGACGACCGGGACGTTGACGGGGGCTGCGCCGATGTTGACGATCAAGCGTCCAGCGGCATCAGGCATCGCTTGCCCGACAGAGCGTGTCAGCGATTGCAGCAGTGTGCGAATCGCGGATAGTTGCTCGACGAGCTCGCCCACGCCTTGAATCGGCATCGGGTTGGTCAACGACACATCGCCATCAGAGATGCCGTCGGCGCCGAGGACCATCTTGATGCGTTGGTGGAGGTTGCCGCCGATGTCGTCGGCAGCAATCGTAGCGCCGACGCCAGGTGTGTAGCCGATATTGTCGGGCATCAGACATTCCCGTCGGTGACGGTCAACGACGTGATCTCAACAGGCTGGCCAGAGACAATCGTCGTCGTCGTTACGTTGAGGTCGGAGCCAGACACCGCAACGTCGCCATCACACACAAACGCGCCCGTCGAATCGACGAGGTAGAAAAATGCAGCCGTGCCGCTGTTGTTGGCGCTTGTGTCTGTGCGTGGTGCGGTGATGGTGAGCACGCCACCCGTCGATGACCCGCAAGGGTCGGCCAGCAGAATGTCGGCCAGAAGAAGCCCAGCAGGGACGCCGCCCTTTGTCGGCTTGCTGCCACTGTAGATGCGGAGGAAGCCGCCAGACGCGCCAGCGTCGACCGCAGCGCGTATAGCGTCAACGCGAGAGTTGCGGACTGTGTCTGCGATGCGGACGGCCACGGTGTCACCTCAAGAGAGAAAAGCCCCGCCGCTATCGGCGGGGCTTGGGTCGATCAGACCTCGCCGATCTTCATCAGGCTCAGCGCGAAATCTCGGAAGATGCCCGCGTGCGTGTTGGTCCCCACGCGCAGTTGCGCTTCCACGGTGTCGCCGACAGCGCTGATATCAACGATGGCGAAGGCCGCGCCCATGC